CACGAAGAGTCCCCATGGTAGCAACACCCCCCAACCACCGCGGCCGCCGCGTCATCAAGGTCGGCGCCCTCACCTACGCGCAGCTGATCAAGTTCATGCTCGAGGGCATCTACTCCTGCGAGGAGTTGGCCGAGCACACGGGCCTGCACTACGTTACTGTGCTGCAGTACACCCGCGAGCTGCACAAAGCCGGCGCCTGCTACATCTCGTCCTGGGAGAAGGACAGCCGCGGCCGTGACGCCGTCAAAATCTACACCCTCGGCATCGGCTGGGACGTGCCCCGCCAGGCCCGGATGACGGTCGTCGAACGCACCCGCCGCTACCGCGCCAAGCGCAAAGCCGCCCAGCTGGCCCAGGTCATGGGCGGCCAGGGTCGGTTCGTGCAAAGCGCCAACGGGCTCGCCCGCTTCGAGGCGGCGGCATGAGGGCGGACCGACGCGCAGAGGTGCGGGCGCTGCTGCGGGGCCACGAGGATGGCCTCGCCGCCTCCCGCATCGCGGCCGCCATGGCGGTCGACCAGAGCACCGTGCGCAACGCCCTGCGGGTCATGCCTGACTGCTACATCGACCGGTGGGTGAAGCCCCGCCGGGGCCCGTGGGTCGCGATCTGGTGCGCTGTGCCGGTGCCTGAGCACTGCCCCCGCCCGCTCGACCATGCGTAGGCCCTTCACCCCCCGCCCCTACCACGGCCTGGCCATGGGTCACCTGGCCACCGTGCCGCGCTCGGCGATCTTCGCCAAGCCCGGGATGGGCAAGAGCGTGATGGCGCTGACCTTCCTCGACCACCTGCACAACATCGTCGGCGAGGACCGCCCGACCCTGGTGCTGGCCCCGCTGCGCGTTGCGCGGGACACCTGGGCCAACGAGGCGCACAAATGGGAGCACCTCGCAGGGCTCGAGGTTGTGCCGATTGTAGGGGGTAAGGACCAGCGCCTCGCCGCCCTCGCCAAGGACGCCCCGGTCTACGCCACGAACTACGACAACCTGGTGTGGCTCAAGGATCACTTCGAGGGCAAGGCCTGGCCCTTCGCCACCGTGATCGCGGATGAGTCGACCAAGCTCAAGGGCTTCCGCCTGCGCCAGGGTGGCGTGCGCGCCCAGGCCCTCGCCCAGGTCGCCCACAAGGACGTCGTGCGCTGGGTGAACCTCACTGGCACCCCGGCCAGCAACGGGCTCGAGGACCTGTGGGGGCAGACCTGGTTCCTCGACGCCGGCGTGCGCCTGGGCCGCACCTTCAGCGCCTTCCGCGACCGCTGGTTCCGGCCGGTGAAGTCGGGCGACTTCAACAACTGGCGCGCGACCGACTACGCGCAGGAGGAGATACAGCAGCGCATTGCTGACATCTGTCTGACGCTGGACCCGAAGGACTGGTTCGACCTCAAGGACCCGATCGTCAACGTGATCGAGGTCGAGCTCCCCGCCAGTGCCCGCGCCAAGTACCGCGAGATGGAGCGGGAACTCTTCACCATGATCGGCGAGACCGAGGTCGAGGCCTTCAGCGCCGCGGCCAAGTCGCAGAAGTGCCTGCAGCTTGCGAACGGTGCGGTGTACCTCGAGGCCGAGCGCTACGGGGCAGGCACCTGGATCGAGGTGCACATGGAGAAGCTCGACGCGCTCGAGGAGTTGATCGAGGAGACCGGCGACGATCCGCTGCTGGTGGCCTACCAGTTCAAGAGCGACCTGGCCCGCCTGCAGCGCCGCTTCCCGGATGGCATCAACCTGGCCGAGGCCGAGGGCATGGCGGCAGCGATGGCCGGCAAGGGCAAGCTCTGGTTCGGCCACCCCGCCAGCATGGGCCACGGGGTCGACGGGCTGCAGTACCACTGCAACACCATCGTGTTCTTCGCCCAGGACTGGAACCTCGAGCAGCACGACCAGGTGCTCGAGCGGGTGGGTCCGATGCGCCAGCTGCAGGCCGGCAAGGATCGGGGCGTGTTTGTTCACTACATCGTGGCCCGCGGCACGATCGACGAGCTCGTGATGGCTCGGCGAGAATCGAAGCGGAATGTGCAGGACCTCCTGCTTGACTATTTGAAAGGCAAAAAATGACGATCGTTTGTTCTGCGTGCGGAAAGATTGACGGCCACGAACCGCACTGCTCCTTCAACAACCAGGCCAAGAGCTTCGCCGCCCGTGACGAGCGCGCCAAGCCCGCCACCCCGCTGGCCAGCCAGGTCGGGGGCGGCCACTACAAAGACAAAAAGATTCAGCCGGTGGAGTACATCCACGCCAACAAGCTGGGCTTCCTCGAGGGCTGCATCGTCAAGCGCATCACGCGCTGGCGCGACAAGCCCGCCGCGGAGCGCTTCCAGGACCTCGAGAAGATCAAGCACGAGGTCGACCTGCTGATCGAACTGGAGAGCCGCAAGTGAGCGACAACCTCGACATCGCCAGCGAGCGCGAGGAGCTCGCCCGCCAGGCCGCCATCACCGCCAAGCGCCCCACCGGCCCGATCGCCACCGGCCGCTGCTTGCACTGCGACGAGATCGTGGGCGACACCCAGCGCTGGTGCGATGCGGAGTGCCGCGACGCCTGGCAGCGGAGCGCCGCGCGCCGGCCAGGCCATTGATCAATCAACCAACAACCTTTTGAAAGAACCCCCCATTATGCGTACCGAATAACCCCGCTTGACATGGGGTTATTTAGCATGGTGCTACAATTCGAGCACACCAACCGAAAGCAACAAATGGACTACGCCGCAAACCTCGCCCTCTTCCTCCAAGAACAGACCAACAGCATCTTCGGCCGCTGGGTTGGCAAGCTGACCGCCGCCGAGCAGCGGGCTTTGTTCGGCCGCTTCCTTGGCAAGGGCCGCATCGTGATTGACGGCGAAGAGGAAACCGTCAGCAACTTGGTGACGGTCTGCTTCGGCCAGGACTACGACTACCGCAATGTGACCAAGTGGAGTGTGCTGTGAGCAAGTCCAAGGCCGAGTTGACCGACGCCTTGGACTGGGCTGAGAAAGGCCTGGCCGAGTGGCGCAGCGAATATCAGCGCACCGCAAAACACGCTGAGGCGGTACGCGCCACCGCCCGTGTCGCCATCGGCCACCTAGACAAGGTGCTCAACGGCTGCAGCACAGCACACGAGCAACAAGCCGCTGACACTGCGGCACGCGACTGGCTCACGTCCATTGGTGCTTGACGCCCACCCCCGCCCCAGTGCATCCTGCACTGGCTTCTAGCACCTGCTAGAACCGCATCGAGCGCGAAGTCCCCCTAGCGCCCTGGTGGCTTTACAAATTTGTAAGGTCACAATATACATTATGCGTACCGACAGCGGGGGTTGGACTGCAGCACCTGCTACAGGATACGATAGCGTATGCCAAAGCCGCCGACCGATGGGCACCCCGCCCAGCGCCACAAACCGATCCCCGAGAGCCCCCTCAACAAGGCTCGCCGCCTGCGCAGCGAGCGCATCGCCCGGGTCATTGCGGAGGCCAGCATCCACCCGTTCCCGGCCCCGCCCGAGCGCCCAGCGGCCCCCGTGCTCGAGAGCCCACAGATACCCGGGCGGGACCTGCGCCGGCTGGTCGAGCTGCTCGGGGAGCGGCAGGTGCTGCGGGAGTTGAACGTCCACGAGAAGACCCTCTACCGGTGGCTGACCGGGCGGGTGCAGGTGCCCGGCCGCCAGCACCTGGCGATCAAGGCGCTGCTCGGGGAGCTGCCCGGCACCGCCGGCCAGTGGCCGGGGTGGATGTTCATCCAGGGGGAGCTTGTCAGCCCCGAGGGCACCCGCTTTACCGCCGGCAGCGTGCGCGTCTCGCTGCTGCACAAGCAACAGATCAGCGCCCTGCAGCAGGCCAACGAGGCGCTGAAGATACGCCTGGCCATTGCCGAGGAAGCGCTCGAGCGCCTGGCGCCCGCGGCCAACGACAGCCGCGCCGTCGGTTAAGTGTCGATGACGATGGTCTTGACCACCCCGTCGCCGAACTTGATCTTGAGGTCGCCGTCGGCGGCGTCGACATAAAGCTGGGCCATGCCCGCGATCGTGGCCGGGGCACTGACGCCGTCAGCGATCCCCAGAGCGCCGCTGGCGTAGGCCTCGAAGTAGGTGGCGCCACCCCGGCGCCCGCGGAAGAACGAACCGGTCAGGCGCTCGGTCTCGGCCTGCACCGTGACCGGCGCGCCGCTGCCCGTGTTGCTGTCGCGGACCACCATCGCCGGCTCCCCCGACAACGCGAACACAGTACGCTCGAACTCGAAGGTCCCCGTGGCGGCCGCGGCGGCGGCGCTGATCACCTTGAGGTTCAAGCCCGTGGTCCCCATCGGGTCCAGGCGCAGCGTGCGGGTGCCGCTGTCGGTCGAGCTGCCGGTCACATGGTGGTTGGCCAGCAGCGCGGTCTCGCGCACGTTGGCGCTGGTGACGTTGATGTTGGTGGTGTTGCCCTCGAACCGGCAGAACGCGATGGTGTTGCGGTCGGCAAGCGCGCTCGAGGTGCTGGTGATCGATACGCCCGTGGTGCTGCCCTCGATCTGGCAGTGCATCAGATGGTTCTGGTTGCTGTCGGTGATGTTCCAGCCGGTGACGCAGAGGTTGGCCCGGCAGGCCATGAAGGTGTTGGAGTTGCTGCCCGCGCCGCCGATCACGAAGCCGGTGGTGGCGTTGGCCGCGGTCACGTTGGTGAAGCGGTTGTAGACACAGTAGCCGTTGGTGCCAGTGAGGGAGACCGCGGTGTCGAACCCGTCGACCAGCAGGTCCTCGAACACGCCGGTGCTGACCGAGCTCAAGTTCAAGCCCACGGTGCCGGTGCCTGCATCGACCAGCGCCAGCGCCCGCACGCCGACGCCGTAACTGCGGGTGCTCGGGGACGCCTGCACCACGGCCACGCCGCTGCCGGTGTAGCTCAAGGTGGTGGCCTGGTTGCCTTGCCCCTCGAGAACGATGCCACTGCGCAGCGTGAGGGAACTGGAGAAGGAGTGGGTGCCGGAACCGAGTTTAACCACCCCTCCCGTGCTGGGTAAGGCGTCGATTGCGGCCTGGATGGACTCACCGGCGGCGACGCCGATCATGGTGGAAGATACACGTGTGGTCATTTACTCCGCTTTCAGATAAGACTGGCCTCGGCCTGGCGCCGCAGGGTCAACCCCTTCAGCACCCTGCCCCCGGCCTTGTTCCACTTCATGAGCTCGGCGGGCACCTCTTCCCAGCGCTCCGCGTTCACCCGCTTACGCAGGGTGCTGGTGCGCAGGGCACCGGCCCCCAAGTTGAATGCAAAATCAATCAGTGCCGCCAACCGCTCGGGGTCGCCCACCGCAGGGCATAGGCCAACCGCAGCCGGCAAATAGTGCGTGCGCACCATCCAGAGGAGCAGCGCCTCGGCGCGCTCAGAAGTGATCGCAGGGTCAGTGAGTTCAACACGGCGTCCGTCCTCGTAGTAGGTGGCCCCGTAACCGATTGTCGGCACGCCGGCGGGGCACAGGTAGGGGCGCAGGTACAGCCCCTCGAACCGGCGGGCCAGGGCAGCGGCGACGGCGGCGGCCTGCTCCATTACTTGCCGCGCTTTCCGAGCGTGCGATCTGCGAGATAAATGCCGAGCGCCGCATAGCACACCGAGGAGGCCGCCTCGGTCATCGTGACCAGGGAGGCCGCATCCAGCGTCAGCATCAGCACCGACCAGGTCGCCACGCCTGGGCGGATGCTCGCGTTCCAGGCGTCCACCCAGGCGATGCCGATCGCCTTGCCGGTCGACTGCACGGCAGCGAGCCACCCCTCCGCCTCGAGCTGGCCGATCGCCGCCTCCGCCTGCACCTGGATGGTCTTGACGCCGAGGTTGGCCTGGACCGTGATGGCCTCCAGGTTGCGTGCGTGCTGGGCGGCGTCGAGCTCCCCCTGCAAGCGCATGCGCTCGACCTCGTGGGCGTGGTCCTGTTTTTTATTGAGCCAGGCGCTCGCCTCCCCCCAGATCATGCGGAAGGCGGAGCCGCCGAGGAAGGAGAGGATCGCGGCGAGCATTATTTGAACCCGTGGTTCTTGGCGAAGTCGAGGAAGATTACGCCCGCCCCGACAATGGCCGCCCACACCAGCCCGGCCAGCGTTTTTTCAATGATCGCCTGGCGCAGCGCGATCGACTGCTCCTGCTTGGCGATCGCCAGGCGCACCCACTGTTGCTCGTCGCCAGTGAGGCAGTTGTCGTCGGCCTTGAGCGCGGCAGCGACATCAAGCGCGAATTGGGTGCGTTCTTCTGGCGTCATTTGTCAGCGATAGGTTGGGTGGTGACGATCCGCAGCAACGTGATGGCCACCGCGATGCCGCAGCCGACGAACATCTGCTGCACTGGCGTGACGGGCAGCAGAGCAACGTAGCCTTGCACGATGCTGAGGATCGCCAGCAGCAAAGCGAACCAGACGGTGCGGGATTTTAGGAGTTGCGCAAGAGTTGCCATGTGATGAGTCCAATGGTTGACCAGAAAGCCAATAAGGCCAGAGTGATACGCAAGTAAATAGCGCGGGCGGTGGTCATATCGTTCCTGTGTTCACATCAACTTCAATAAACACAGTTCCATTTCCCGCAATACTGTTTGTCACCACTATTTGATTGCCTGAAATGCTGGAAATATTAGACGCGGGCTTGACGTTGGAAGCGTCGTAAAAACTATGCTTTGCCATTTGGATATTTCCAAACGGGAGATAGGGGCCAAGGTTAAACGTGTATGTCGTCGCGGCTGTTTGGTAAAGCTGCGTCATAAACCGGGTGTAGGCATACGCGCAGTTCACAAATGAGTTCTGCTGAATGTAGCAGTTGGAAACCAAAGCCGCGCTGATTGACCCACTTGAAGTATCCACAGTGACTGCGTTCACCACAGCGGCGTTAATGTTGTGGAACGAGCATTCGGTAATTTTTAATCCGTTTATAGCAACACCAGCAGACAGCGGCTTTAACACTACAAAAGAGAATGCGGTGTTGGCCGTGTTGTGCAAAAACTTGCAGCCGATAAATTCAGTGTTCCAAGGGTTTTGCATTTGGACGGCGGCACTGTCGATGTAACACTGGACAAAGCTGGAGAAGGCCGCGTTGCCGGTTACTTGAGCGGCATAAGTTGAGCCGCCAATGTGAGCGCGCCCGATCTTGTTGTACTGCGCGTTAACAATCAGTCCGTTTCCCGTATAGTAGCTGACGTAGTTGTTGATGATGTTGTCAAAGCTATTGATGCGAATGCCGCATGAAGTAGCGGTTGGCGTTAAGTAGCCTGACTCCCCGTACAAGTATTCAAAACACCATGCACCATCTACAGTGCATTCGTGGCTATCAAGCGTTTGATCCAAGCGAATGCCGTCTGTGCTGAAATGGAAAGCCTTGAAATTAGGGCCAATGACAACGCGAATGTAGTTGTCAATTCGCAAGCAACCGCCTCGATGATTCGCATCTAAAACAATGTCATCAAAGCGCAAATCGTAATTGCACAATCCCGCTGATTGGCTTGTCACTTCAACCAAATATCTTGACGTGCTAAACGCACCGCTTGCGGTTATTTTGCCGCCGCGCAGTTTTACGTTTCCACCAGCCGGGTAAATGATTGGCGAACTGATTAAGCAATTGCAGCCGTCCATATTAACGGTGACGGGCTTGCCCAAGCTAAAAGCGTAAGTAATAGCTGCTTGAACTGCCGTTGTATCATCAGCAACGCCATTCCCCACCGCACCAAAATCCTTGACGCTCACACTCTCCCGCAGCTTCGATTGCACCGTAGTCGGCGCAGCGCTTACCCCAGCAGGCAGGTACTGCACCGAGCCCGCATCGGCGGTGCCCAGCGACAGCGCCTGCATGTAGCGGATCAGCACCTTGGCCCCGAGCGGGGGCGCACTGGTGAAGGTGACGGTGGTGCCGCTCGACCAGGTGTAGTCGATGCCCGGCAGCTGGGTCACACCACCGATGGAGATGTCGAGGTTGTTCAGCGCGCCCGGGTTGTAGGTCAGCACGAACGCGGTCTGCGCGCCGGTGCCCGTGAAGATGTTTGAAGCGGCGGTGCCGTAGGCCACCACCGTGGCCAGCTCGTTGGCGCTTAAGTTCTCCAGCGCCGATGCGGTCTCGTTCCAGGCGATGATCTTGTTGGCTTCAGGCGCAGGCAGCGCGCTCGAGGCGGTTGAGGTGATCGGCACCGTGAGTGCGCGCCCTGCGGTTTCCGCGACCTGCTGCACCTGCATCGTCAGGCGGTCGAGTTCGTTCTCGAGCGCGATCGGTGAGAAGTTGCCACCGCTTGGCAGGTCCAGTGGTTGGTCGTAGACCAAGGCGCCGGCGATGCTCAGGGTCTGGCCACTGGCGAGCGATGCGTAGGTGACGGTGCCGCCTGGGTTGGCGTCCTGGTCCCCGTTGAGGGTCACCGTGTAGTCGCTGTTGAGCACCAGGGTACTCTCGACTCCGCTCACCGCCTTGACGACTTTCAGGTCGCTCGTGGCAAACACCTTGAACGTGAACGGAAAGGCAGTGGTTACGCCGTTGCCGTTGAACGGCCCTGCGCGCCGCGTCGTGGCGGGTAGAGTCATCGGTGATTCTCCAAGTTGCCGGAATGGTAGGGGCTGGCGAGGCCCCTATCCGCACCTAGCGGGGCTCTTGGTAGCCGAGCGCCAGCGCCGCCGGGTTCTGGGTCTTGCCTTCCTTGAGCGCCATGGCGCCGGTGATCGTGCGGTTCATCTGCGCCGCGGGCAGGCCCATCAAGCTGCCAGCCAGGTTGATCACCGACTTGCGCAGCTGGTCATCGAACTCGCCCTGCTGGACCTGCTTGGCGGCGGTGCCTGCGTCGGAGATCACCCGCACACCAGCGGGGCCTGCGTAGTCGCGCGGGTGGTCGCTCAAGCCCAGCAGGCCCTTGCCTGCCTCGCCGAACTCACGCGCCACCACCATCAGGCCCAGCAGGAACGTGAGCTGCTCGCCCAGCAGCTTCTTCAAGAGCTTGCGCCAGTCGTCCCCGTCGCCACTGTCGCCGGGGGTGAGCGCGTCCTTGAGGAGCGCGCCGAGCACCGCCGGCACCGTGTACAGCAGCAGCATGTCGGCGGCGAGCTTCGCGCGCCCGGCGGCGGTCGGCTCGCTTGTCATGCCCTTCTGCACGCCGAGGTTCAGCGCCGTGTTCATGAAGCTGTAGAACACGGTGAAGAGTTTCTGGGCCGGGCCGCCACGCTCGATCGCGCTCAGGTCCTTGGTCTGCCCACCGCCCTGGGCGTCGATCACCGCCTGGTCGGCCAGGGCCGTGCTGCGCTCCTCGTCGTTGCCCTCGCTCACGGCCTTCTCGTAGGCCCCGAGCCAGGTCGGCACATCGACCATCTGCTGGCACTGCATCATCAGGAAGTAGGCGGTCTGGGTCATCGCCGTCTTGGCCTTGGTCTGGCCCTGCACCGTGTTGCGAATCTCGTTCAGTTCACGGAAGCGGGTACGCGCCCGGCTCGCCATGAACTCGCTGCGCTCCTGCACGTCCTTGGTCGTGGCCACCGGGTTGCCGATGTACTGCATCACCCCCTTGCCGATCCACTTGGCGCCGACCCGTGCAATCGACTGGGTCATGCCGAGCGGCTGCATCAGGGCCGACATCACGTTGAACCCAAGGCCCGCCACCGACACCCCCTGTCGCAGGCGCGACAGCGCGCTGTCGATCGCTTCCTGGCTGGCGCTGTCGCCCTCCGCCACCGCATCGCGCCAGCTCTTCAGCTGCCGCACCGCCTCGGGGCCGTAGTGCTCGCGGATCGCGGTGTCGATGGTCTGGCTCTTGAGCAACCGGTTCACGTCGATCAGCCACTCGTGCCAGGCGAGGTCGTGGATCACATCGTTCACGCCGGCGTAGAGACCGCTCAGGGTGTAGAGGAGCGGCCGTCCGTTGACCTCCTCGACCCGACCCTTGGTGAAGGAGCGCTGGGTGGTGGCGGCCCCGTAGGCGCCCTTGAGCAGGCGCTTGGCGCCCTCGGCGTCGGCGTGCTCCTCCGCCCGCACGCTGGCGGCGGGGTCGTACTTGATCGGGTAATAGCCCCCGGCCACCCCGTAGGCGCCGGTGACCGGTGAGCCGTGGGCGATCCACTCCGGTTCCTTGCCGAACACGCGCATCTCCTTGGCGCCGATCAGCGGGCGGTAGCTCTCGAAGTGGTCCCAGATGTTCTGCACCACCTGCCAGTCGGCCGGGGTCAGGGTGTCGAGCACCGGCTTCAGCTGGGCCAGGGTCCAGCCCTCCCCGCCCAGCAGGCGCTGCAGGTTCGACTCGTTGCCGGTGTTGAGCGCGATCGCGAGGATCGACTCCCGGTTCAAGCTGCGCTTGATGCTGTCGAAGTAGACGCCCTTGCCGCCGGCGGGCTTGCCCTGCAGCCAGGGGTCGATGATCTCGTGGAGCTTTTTGGCAGCCTCGGCCCGCATGGTGGTCTCCATGTCGCCGCGCTCGTTGGCGGGGCGGATGAAGTATTCCCACACGGGGCCGCCGTCCTTGCCGCCGTCCATCACCCGCGCCCAGGTGGCCGCCTTGATGTGGGCGGCGCCGAAGTTCTTCACCGCCTGCAGCCAGCGGCCCAGGTTGGTGGTCGGGGTGCGGGTGTCGGCCTTGCGGTTGCCGGCGTTGTCGTTGATCGACTGGGCGATCGCGTCGCGGATGGCGGCGTACTCGCGCTGGTCCTTGGCGGTCAGGAGCTTCGACTTCAGGCGCCCGAGGTGCTCGATCTGCTTGATCGTGTCGGTGAGCCCACGGAACTCCTCAACCGTCATGTCCTTGTAGGAGGTGAGGCCGGCCTTGTCGATGAGCTCCTGAGGGATGTTGGGCTCGATGCCGAGGTCCTGCTGGCTGGTGATCCAGGCGGCCAGGCTCTTGCGTCGGGCGATCTCCTTCTGGGTGGTGGCCTGCTTCAGGTCGAACTTCTCGAGCAGGGCGTCGATCTGGTCGAGGTACTCGGGTGGCAGCTTGGTACGCACCGCGTCCTTCTCGAACTTGCGCAGGTACTCGACCGCCCGCTTGATCTCCTCCCGCGCGGCGACGGTTTCCTTGGCGGCGTAGAGGTTCAGGAGCCGGTCGCGCTGGGCGGACACGGCGGCCTGCTGGTCCCCTGCGGCCATGGCCTGCTGCACGGCGGCAGCGGCGCGGGTCTCGGCGGCGGTGTAGCGCCCCGGGCGCAGGTCCATGATCTTGCGGCGGGCGACGATGGCCTGGGCGAACTCCTTGGCGGCCTTGACCAGCACGTTGGTGCTGACGCGGGCGCCGGGGGCCTTGGCCTTCTGGTTCATCGCGTGCTGCAGGGTGGCAAGCTCGGTGGCCACAAAGCGGGCGCGAGCCTCGTTGTGCACCGCCTCGTTCGCGGCCTGCTGAATCCCCTTCTGGGTGACGAGCTCGCCGTGCTCCTCCAGCAGGCGCTGCTCGGTGATCCCCTCGATCGTGTCCTTCGCGCTCGGTTGCTCCTTCATGGCCTTGGCGAGTTCATCGCCACTGGTGAACCCGAAGCGCTCGGCGATGCTGTCCATCTCGACGGCCGGCAGCACCGGGGTCGGGCGCGGGTTCTGCTGCTCCCAGGCGATCGCTTTCGCCTCGGCGGCGTTCTCCATCGCCTTCTTGTTCTTGGCCAGCAGCTGGCCCTTCTGCAGGCCCTTGGCCTCGGGGTTGGCCGCGATCAGTGCAGCCTTCTCGCCGTCGAGCGCTGCGGCCAGGGCGGCAGTACGCTGCTCGGTCCAGGCCTTCAGTGCCGCCTTCTGCTCAGGGGTCGACTGGCGCAGTTCCTTGATGTAGGCGCGGGCGAGCTCCAGCGGGGTCGCCATGACCTCCTCAGTGACCTGGGCGTGCATGGCCTTGCGCAGTTCCTCGACCGCCCGCTGGGCCTTGCGTAGGGCCTTGCTGCGGGCCTCTGCCGCCCAGCGCATGTCGGCCATCGAGCGCTTCTGCATCTCGTCGATGGCGGTGTCGGTGCCCTCCTTGTGCATCTCCTGGTAGACGGCCCACTCGTGCTCGTCCATGCCGGCCTCCTCCGCCGACTTGTAGATCGCCTCGTACTTGGCCTGCTGCTCGGCCTCGGCGATCTGCTCCTCGGTGGCGACCAGGCGGTCCATCACCTGGCGAATCTCACCGCTGATCTGCAGCTCGCGCCCGGCGGCGAAGTCTTTCAGGCTCTTGTAGACTGTGATCAGCCAGCCACGGAAGCGCTGGAAGGCGCCCCGCAGCTCGAGGCTCGGGGCCTTGCCCTCGATCAGGTACTGCTCGAAGCTCTCGGCCCAGCGCTCGTGGTAGGGGCGCTTCTCGTCGAGGCTCATCGCGTGCCAGACGTCGAGCGCCTTGGTGCCGTCCTCGGCGTCCTTGATGCCGAACCACTTCAGGGTCTTGGCGAAGTCGCTCTTAATCTGTTCCGGCGCATCGGGCTGGCTCGCCAGGTCCGCCATCACCTCGAGGAAGAAGTGGCCCGACTCGTGCAGGAAGGTCGAGAGGTTGGCGTCCTGCCGCAGGCTGATCGTCAGCGTCTTCGGGTTGAAGGTGCCGCGGGGGCCTTGCTGCAAAGTCTCCGCCGCCGTGTCGCCTGCGCGGCCCTCGGTCCAGGTCCACTCGGGCAAGACGCCGTTCTTTTGGTCGGCGAAGATGGTGTCCTCGACCTTGGCGTTTTGGTTGTGCTCGCCAACGCTAATGGCCTGCCAGTTGTCTGGGTGCAGCTCCACCGCCTTGGCGTACCCGACCACACCTAGAAGCAGGTCGGGGTTGAGGTTGAGCCAGCTGTTCTGGGCTCGGGTCTCGTTGGTGAGCGCCATCATCGCGGCCGGGCTGAACAGTCGAGCGTGGG